CATCAAAATATGGAGCCGAATTAAGTTCTGAAATTGCTGACATTTATTCCTCTTTTAGAATTGAATAATAACACGTAAGTCTTCGATTTGTTCTGAGTATCTGGAAAGAGGAGTTCTATTTTCCATGTAAAGAACATTACCGCTATTCTTTTCTACCCCAGGAGTCCCTGCTTGAATTGATGTGGGAGTTACAGTAACACCAGCAGAAGAAACAAGTGTTGTGTTAAAAGTTCCTGCAATATTAGTTATAAAAATTTTTCCTAAAGTAGTATCATCAAATACCACAGTTCCAGATGCGGCAGATTGTATTGACATAGCACCACTAACAGTACCAGTATTGGCAACTGAAAGGGTTAAGGTAGTTCCGTTAAAAGAAACAATTTTAGCATCAGAACCAATACCAGTTCCTGAGACAGATTGACCAACAGCAATATTAGTAGCACTGCTAACAACAATAGTAGAAGCACCACTAGTACCTGTTGCAGTAGGTGTTAATGATAATGCTTGAGTAATAGTCGCATCGGATGTATATTGTACTTGTGATGATTTAGATTGAGGAGCATAATTTAGAACTAAACATTGATTTATTACAGCGTCGGTGGCTAGAAATCCATAATAAGAAGTACTATCCGGTAGAATGTCAAAAGCTTGACTTACAGTAAGAATTTTAGTACCACTGTCGTATGCCGTACAAGTTCTTAACTGACCATTTCCTTTACCAGAATTGATATAAATCTTTTTTCCTACGGCTGCAATAGTATCACCTTGATTCAATTTAATTTGAAAATTGCTGGAATTGCTGGTTAGTGATTCTCTTCCTTGTGCTAATTTTAAACTTCCGTTGATTAGAGGATTATTCAATATTCCTAAACGTCGATATTCATTAGTAGCAAGAATTACACCACCTTCGTCACCTTCAAATTTAATCTTAGTCAAAAGATTAAATGCACCGAGTTCTACTACCGGATCTTTACCATGTCCTCCAAATGGAGTGATGATTACTCTTACGGCAGCAGTGGTCCCAGTAAAAGCAGAAACAGTTCCTACACATTCCGAATAACCAAAACCAGGATCGAAAATATGAACCTTTGAAAGTGTACTAGAATTACTCATTCTACATATTGCTTTTAGATTGAAACCATCACCGACAAAGGTAATTTTCGGTGAAATATAACCTTCATAACCAGATGAAACATGTGTAATAGGACTAGCTAATGTTAAAGTTCCAGTTGAGCCACTGTAAGAATAAACAGTTATTTCGGACATTTGTATGATACTGCCATTGGTATCTTTTGTATAAAAAATAGAACCGGCATATGTACCAGATGTAGTAGAAACAGATTGTCCAGTAATTGTTACGGAAGTATCATTGACTCTAGTGTAAGTAAAACCGTCTTGAGCTTCAGTTGTGTCTCCGGCAGTCGGAAGAATAGAATTATATCCAGTGCCAGAATTTGTTACTTTTACATTATAAACCCCACCATTTACTGCTGCTTGAATGATATCCCAGTTATCGGATAAATCATCTTCTTGAAGTGTTCTTAAAGGAAACCAATCGGTAGTAAGAAATTCTGAAGCATCTAAAGGCTTCAAGGTATACATATATTTCCAGATATAACCATCCGGCAAAGAAGTGTATGTATCTGACCCAGAAAATTGAGTAGAAGTTGGTTGAGTCGTGCTCAAAGCACCACTATTATTATTAAGACATTTATATACTTTAAAGTTATCTGTAATAATATAGAAAGGATAATATTCAGAAGAGGCACCAGAAACAGTAATTGTTCGTTTAGTCAAAAGATCAGAAAGATCTATGGCGTTATCATACTCTTGATATCTTCTATTTGCTTGCCAACGATATAGACGAATAACATTAGAGATATTAGAAACAGAAAGTCTCTTCAGATAAAGCATTTCATCATAGGCATCCGCTTCTAATGTGAATGTGTCAAAAACAGAAGGCGGTAATAGATCACCTGACAGCCATGGGGTAGGCTTAGAAGCAAAGAAATATACAGATTCATCCTCGATAGTCTTTGCGAAGTTTCGAAGATTTTTGTGTCTTAATGATGAACTTAGAACTGTAGGCATTTATGTTGTTTTCTCTCTCTCTGTTATTTATATATGCTTTAGAAACAAATATCGATATATGAAATTTTATTTTTTATAGGTTTTTGTAATTGAACCGACTGGGATGTTGGTAGATCTCCAACCAGAATAAAGCAGTTCACCCGAGGTTGTATCAATGATACTACTATCTTTTACTCTTATCAGATCCAAAGTTAAATTTAATGCATCTGATTCTTCATCCGATTCTAAATAAAGTAATTTCAAATGAGAATCATGTTTTATGATTCTGGCCTTATTAGAAACTGTAATAGTAAAACCACTAGAACCTGTTGCAGTATAAGCTCCAGATGCTATTGTGACAGATCCATTAATAGCACCGGTATTGGCAACCGAGAGTGTTATTGTATTTCCATTAATAGAAGACACTGTGGCACCGACACCAATATTAGACCCTGCAACATTTTGACCAACAGCAATACCAGTAGCATTAGTAACGACAATATTAAAAGGACTCGCTCCTGTTGCAGTGACTGTTTTCAAAACTCCATCAGAAGTTATATTAACATTATTTGCAACAGTACCAGTATTGGCAACTGAAAGGGTTAAGGTAGTTCCACTAATAGAAGAAATAGTGGCACCGGCACCGATGTTAGTTCCTGAGACAGATTGACCGGCCACAACACCAGTAACATTACTAACAACAATAGTAGAAGCACCACTAGAACCTGTTGCAGTGACTGTTTTTGCAATTTTATCAGAAGTTATATTAATATTGTTTGCAACAACACCGGAATTGGCAACCGAAAGAGTTAAGGTAGATAAATTAGAACCGCTAACACTAATAGAAGAAACTTTAGCACCGGCACCAATGTTAGTTCCTGAAACAGATTGACCGACAGAAATACCAGTAACTTGTTGTTGGACAGTTTCTCCGTATTCAAATTTTGTGGTTGGGCGATATGTATAATCTAAGTTATAGATATAATTACCATAAGTCGAATATTTATAGTAACTTTCTACGCCTATACCAGCAACAGGAGAAAGAATAGGATAGAAAGAAGCACCACTACCGGTAGAGGTATTCACACTTACGATAGGAGAATAGATATATCCGTAACCACCGGAATTTAATACTGCTAAAGTTATCTGACCACCAGCATCTACTGAACTGATGGACGCCGAGGCAGAACTCCCGTAACCACCCGTAAATGTTATTGTGTCCCCGATTTGATAATTACTACCACCAGAAACCTTAAATAATTCAATAATTGAAGAAGAATAAAAATCTTCATTGGGTCCAGATCCATCCGAGCTTCCATTATATAAATCTGGATAGATAAAGTATGTCGATTCACCCGGAACTATAGTTCCTGAAGCATCATTTTCGAAAGTTATGGTATTATTGATTTCGTTATATTCTGCGATATTCAAAACACTATTAACTCCACCACCAGAAGTTATGATTAAATTATAGTACTGATATAAATTATTCTGTAGATAAAAATATTGTGAACCAGAACCAGTTGAAGTAATATTAACATAAATGTTATTAACCGCATTAGAATACGTTGAACACAAACGAATATTATCTACGTCTACAACCTTTACATAATAATTTGTTGCAGTAGTCAAACCACCAATTACGGTCAATGAGTATGCGTCATAAGTTAATTTTGTTCTATCGGTTAAACCATGATTGGTTATCAATATGGTATCTGTAGTAGTATTGACATCAGTAGAAGTAACTATTTCAAATTTCGTTTTTATTACAGGATTTAAATTATATGCCGGATCATATGTAGAAAGCCCAATATTTTTTGTTCCGCTATTATAGGAACTAACTATAAAATTCTGCAATAATCTATATTGAATATCGGTGCAACCAGAAGGAAGAGTAACAGAACTACCCAAGGTAAATGTTTTAGTGGACCCATTATAATTAGTAATGGCCCGAACTAATTTATTCCCGGCAGATACTCCATTAGAAAATGTAATGATAATAGAATAATGGATATATTCATCATCTTGTACAGACAATCCAGTATCATTAAAAATTATGGTCGAAAATGTACTACCAGGAGTTAACCCGCTTTTTGTACCGATAAAATCTTGAAAGAATTGAGGCATTTCACTATAGGCATTTCTTTCAATATCATTTACAGTCGGACCAAGCATAGCTTTACCCGGATCTAACTGCGAAACATGAACAATTTTTGTTTGAGCCGAATAATTATAAGTGTGATAAGCTAAAACAGTAGTTCCATTCGGATAAGAACCATTTTCGTGTGAAGGTGGAGTCGAACCGAGATTACCAGATTTTATTACTTTATAGAAATCGCTAGATGTAGCAGATTGTATTAAAATAGTACCACTAACAGTACCAGTATTGGCAACTGAAAGGGTTAAGGTAGTTCCGTTAAAAGAAACAACTTTAGCACCGGCACCAATACCAGTTCCTGTGACAGATTGTCCGACAGCAATATTAGTAGCACTGCTAACAACAATAGTAGAAGCACCACTAGAACCTGTTGCAGTAGGTGTTAATGATAATACTTGAGGATTAATGTATAAAATTATATCACCGACTAAAGCACTGCTACCAGAAGACCAAAATTTAAATCCTGGGTTATGATAAGTAAGTAAAAGTTTTCCATTTACTACAGTACCTGAAGTATGTGTTGGGGCAGTTTGTCCAAAAATACCAGAAATATTTGCATTTGTAGTACCTGTTACTTTATAGAAATTAGACCCATAATAAATTATATCACCAATATAACCAATGTGGTAATTAAAATATTTTAGGAGCAACGAACCATTAGAATAAAGACCTTCTGGAAATGTAGGGGCTGTCTTACCTGTGGTTCCGTTATTCATCGCTATATAATAATTACCCAGATGTTGTATAATATTATTAATAGAATATGAGGTTGATTCTGTCCAAGCAATAGGAGAAGAAGGAAGACCGGCAAACCAAGAATACATAAAAAATGGTTCGCGTAAGTTTGCTATTCTTCTTATATCAATCTTAGTATATGACTTTATATATTCATTGTAATCAGTAGTAAAAAGAGCATCTCTTCTTACTACTATTCTTACAACTGATCCTGGTTTAATGATACTGTTAAATCTAATAGTATTGGCATTTAAAAATGTGAAATCTGATGGCAGCAGATTATCTGCCGAATATCTTTGTAATTTTCCGTTTAAAAATACACTTGCTGGTCTTTCTGACACCCCAATAAATATCAATGATGCCGTATCATTTACTTGTGGTCCTACTATACTAATGGACGGTTGGGTACTACCAAGAGTTCCAGCAGTAGAAACTTCGAATAAGTAATCAAGACCATTAGCAACAATAGATATGATTGTTTTAATAGCGACAGCGAGACCCGATTGAAAAGCTGTAGATGTAGAGGTGTTCAAAACCGGTTTAACAATAAAGAAATCAGTTATGGCTGTATCATTATTATCTACAATGTAAGTATAATTATCCAATGTAGGATTGAAATTATAACGATCAAGATACAAAGAATCTTCTTTAATTGAAAGAATTTTAGAAAATAATTTCAAACCAGCCGGATGAATCATGGTATTAAGAAACTGCCCAAAGATATTAGCCGATTGATCCGAAACAATTTCGTAAGAAAAATCTTGATAATATTCAGAATCTTGTATTTTTTTCGCAGAAGAAAGTTGACCATCGGTACCAATATAGATACCCTCATATACTAACAACACCCCTAGAGTTGCTTCGAAAGTCGCACCCGAAGCCCCTACGACATTAGTGGTAAATACTGGTGTGCTTGCATAATCAAACCCAAAATTATCAATTTTATAATCTAGTATTTTACCAGTATCATCAACTGAAGTGACTTTGGCCAAAAAAGAATTGGTGGATGTAATTTGATCACCAATTTTATAACCAATACCACCAGTTAATATTTTTAAAGATTGAATGCATCGTTTTGCCGAACCAACAACAATATCCTTACTATTATCCAATTTGAATAGTAATATTGACTCACCAGTTATATTAAATTCGCCATTTATATCAGAAAGTTTCAATTCTCTCTTAAGCGAACCACCACCAGTAATTGCAATATTATCGATATCTTGGATAATAGCGGTGGCACCAGAAATGGCTCCGATAATTCTTTCACCGAGATAAAGTTCTCTGAATTCTTCTATGGAGATATTACTTTCTGTTACTGTTGGTGTTATTCTAATTACTTTATCAACAGACCATTTACCGTCCGAGACACGCAACATATCCGTCTTAGGATAATAAAAAGATACATCAGAATTAAATAGGATTCGAAATAAAAATTGAATTGATTTCTCAGTACCTTTTGATTTGTAGAATTGTTTTGAAAATTTAATGAATTTCTGAACATCTACTTCATTATAATTAGTTGCATTATCATCACGATAAAGTTTCTGTGGTATTTGAGGAATTAACTCTTTTCTTATAAGATCGACAAATTCTGGAATTGACTCGTCGATATCTCTAGAGTTAATTGTCTGTGCAATTGCAGAATTTATATTACCTAATTTAGTAGTAGTAACTACTTCCAATAAAGCACCCGATCCACCACCACCAGAAACTACTACCTTTACTTCATCTTCTTCGGTATAATTGGAACCAAAATTTGTTACTATGATTTTATCAATAGAACCAGAAACAATCAAAGCAGAAGCAGCGGCCTTACTAGCACCAGTTCTAGGATCATTGATAAATTGTTGGGTGTTCTGGTCCTTTACTTGGAAAGAAACAGAAACGGAAGTGGCACCTCCATTAGCAGAAATGAAGGTATAAAAAGAAACATTCCCTGAGGTATGTGTGGGCGGGGTATTATTAGAAGTACTAGTAGAAGTAATTAGATAAACGTTGCCACCGTTGGTGGGATATACTACTCTAGAACCTTTCTTAAAAGTAGTATTTGCAGCCCAAGCCACTATAGGATTATAGTTACTTCCGCCGGATAATACTTTTACCGCAATAATTTTACCGGCTTCTTGTTCAAGAAATAAGTAATATTGTTTTATAAATTCGGCAAATAATGGATATTCTTCTAAAATAAAACCAGGAATTTGTTCGTCGATGAATAGTGATTTATTTTGATGCATTTTTCTACTTTACTTTCATGGTGATTGAAACGTCAGAATCTAAAATAGTCAAAATATTATTTCTCAATGAGATAATATCATAATCTTTTGTTTCGCAAATTAAATCGATAGTCTGGTCGTCATTTACAGTTTGTGATGGTTTAAAGTCTACCAGACGAACCAAACCAGTTATATAGTTAATTTCGCCGGAATCATTTTTAATAATGATTTTTTTACCATCGGCTGCTGAATATTTATAAATGACTAACTTACCAAAATAATCATCTTCAATGAAAAAATCTGATGTAGAAAGTCCCAAGGAAGAATCCGTTTCTGCTTTAAATGAATTTGAAGATTTAAATGAACCTTCTTTTATTGCATTTTGAAAGTTTATTAGATAAGTGTTTGTTGTTTCTAAATAGACTGGAATATTCTTTTTTAATTTTATTGTGGTATAGTTAGAAACAATAGAATTTTCTGATTGGTCAATCATATAAAGAAATTTTGAATAATTGAAACGTGTTCCGAACTTAGAAAAGGTTTCTGCATTATACAGAGTTATATTCTGTCGAATCGAATTTTCAACTTCAGAAGAAGAAAGAAGTGTTTGTTTAGGATCGAAAACAGCACTAATATTAATCAGAAGAAATATATATTCTGGGTCAATAATTTCGGGAATTATAGTAACGACATTTTTATTTTTTATTATGTTATTCAGGATCTCTTGTTTTACTGAGTTAGTAATGTAGAAACCTTTCTTTGGTTTGAAAGAAATAAAGACTTTTCCATATATCGGCGGTACATTATCCTGTCCACCCCACACAGAAATACTATCGGCCTGTGGATAATCTCTTTCGAGAAAAAATTTGTAGTCGTCTGCCGTAACTGCTCTACCTTGTGTAGAGAAATTGTTTGCAGCATTTATTCTTATTGAATCAATATCCTCTTCGACGTCACCACCATAAGAAGTAACAATACTATTAAAGATAACCGTCGAATTTGGAATCGTAGCAGAGATTGTAGATAGAAGACTTATAGACGTTATATCATTAGCTGCGTCTCCAGAACTTGTCTGGAATGTAATAGAAACGGTAGAACCCGCCAGTGGTTTTCTACCAAGAATTCCATCCCCGAATTGAATAACATAATTTTTATCAGTAGATTCGAATAGATAATAGTGTGTATCTTCGGGAGAAAGTGTAGTAATATCTGAGATAAGACTATAAGTAGTAGTATCTATTTGACCAGAAGTAGAATTTTCTTCAACTAAAACTTCTATGGATTCTGTATCAATATTGAAATTATTAATATAGAATTTCTCAGTAGAAGAACCATTTGAAGTGTATTGAATAGTAATTTTAGAACCTTCTTTCAGAAATACATTATTGAATGTATATTGTGATCCAGTCGAAAGTGCAGTATAAGCTTCTTGTGGTTGGAATATAAATGAAGTGCCATCCCTTTCGCCTACAAATTTTACCGATTTATTTAAAGTAAGAGCAGTATTCGCGGCGTCTGTAGTAGGAATCGAAAAGGAAACAACCATCGTAGAAGATTTCTTAGATCGTGGTGTGTAACCTAAATTTTTGGCAATAGAAACAACCGAAGATCTTAATTGAGCCGTATCAAGAAAATTTTCATTCAAAGCCATGTTTAGATATACTGCATTATAATGGGTATTATATGCAAGGATATCCATCACTAGCGAAAGTCCACTACCCCGGTAATTATAATCAGAAAAAGTAGAATTATTGGCAATAAAAGAAGCAATATTCGCTCGAATTGTTTCGAAATCTAGTTCTGAAATTTCTCTTGTTTTATTGTCGGCCATTTATCTTACTCTCTCTAAATTTATATTGATAGTTACTATTTCTTCGACATTGACAACATAGAAAAAAACTGTTATTATCAAAGCATGTGATTGTATATTTTCTTTGACATCGACTTTAATAATCTTGGCTCTTGGTTCATAATTACTTATAACATCTTTGATACTTTTCTCTAAAAGAATACTAGTTTCCGGACCGAAGTTTTCAAACAGCGAAAAATAAACTGCCGAACCAAGTTTAGGATTAAATAATCTTTCATTAAAATCAGTAAGGATCAGGGTTTTTACAGAACGCTTAACGGCATCGATATCTGTTAGTATATAGATATCATTATTAGAAGGATTCTTTCGGAATGAAATATCGATATCTTTATATCTATTAGAAATTATCTTGTCGTTGATAGTAATCATATGATATATTTATCTAGAAGAAATATTAAAGAAAAGGAATTTTTGGAATTCTTTTAAGACTAACGGCGGTCGCATTCAATGTATTAATAATTAAATTTATACTATCATAAAGTTGAACATATTGTGAATTCTTAGGATCAAGGAATGCCGGTAACTGTGGTAACTTTTTTTGTCCTTTTCGTTTTGAATTAAATAAGGTTTTAATCTTAATTATATTTTTAGCCATGCTCTTAATTTGATCTACTGATCCGACAATGTTATTTGTGATACTGACCGCAGTCTGGATTTGATTCTGAACTTGATTAACTTGCGAAAGCACCCCACTTATATTTTCGACACCGACCAAAGAATTAGCACCTGCCAAATCGGTGGCAATTTGAGCAAAAGTAGTAACCGAACCAATGCTGGCCGAAATATTAGAAACGCCTTCGCCGAGTCGTGAACCAAAAACTGAAAGATTGGAAGCCAATTCAACTCCGGTGTTAGTTATTTGTGGTATATTTCCACTACTTATTCTTTCAAATGTTGCTATGTTAGTAGAAAGACTTCTAGTCTGTGAATTAAGTACACCGGATAATGTATCCAATCTATTAAGAAAGTTAGGATCACCCGAAGAAAGATTCTGAATGGTGGTGACTGTATTCCTTACATTATTTAATTCTCCTACAGAAGAAGCCATGGCCGAAGTTATTTCCGAAGAAAGGATACCTTGCGAGTCCAAAACATCCAAAGTGTTATAAAGAGCTTCATTTATGGTTCGCCACGAAACACCTCGGTTTATGAAAGGTGCCAGGATTGCCGCAGCTTCCATTGCAACAGTAATCGCTCTTTGTTGTTTCAAACTAAGAGTTTGGCTTTTCGCTAGGAGTGACGCGAAAATAGCTGAACTTGTAGGTATATTAGGTATCATATATTTTTTATGGATTAAATGTGAAGATCTTACTCGGAATTGTCTTCGGGAAATATCTCTGAACACTAGGAGCTTCTAGATTTACTCTTGTTGTAGAAGCTACATTGACATACCCAGCCATACTTACCATTTCTAATATTTTATTGGTTTTAATTGTAGTATCATTAAGCGAACCGACTGTAGTTTTATTAGTCGAGTTTACTGAAGTTTCAAAGGCATTAATAACAATTGAACCGATTGCTGACATCTCACTAGAAATCAATGATGTGATGATAGTGCTACCTAATTCTGAAGAAATATTAACGTTTTGTTGAGAATTAATACCAATAGCCAACGCCGACCCCAAAACAATATTTCCTCCGAGAGAATTAACAGTACTGTTTTTGGTAGATGTCATGTTAATGTTTTCGGCTGAAATAGTGAGATCTCCACCTGCGGATAAATAAATATTTTTCTCGGCGGTAATCGAGAGATTATTATGACAATAAACAGAAGCCTCGCCTTTTACTATTATAGTAGCTTTTTCGTTTGCTTCAATGTTGATATCCCCTCCGGCATAGATATTAATTCTACCGTCTACTGTAACATTACAAGAACCAGAAATATAAACTCTGTCTTCACCAAGAACAATAGTATAATTTTCACCATTTATCTTAGTAAGTTTATTTGCCTTTTTTTCGCCGCCATCATCTACTTCATAAATTTCATAGAAAGTTCCTAGCTGATGATATTCATGAATTCTAGTGTATCCTTTTGTATCGTCCCATTCTTTTATATGTCCAGATTCACTTTGGGTGACATGATTAAAAGGATACTTTGTTTTATAAACTGGAGTCGGTTCTGACCAAGTAGTGTCATCGCCTTCTTCTCTGGCCCCACCATTTTCACTTACCCCTTCTAATGCGACAGGAACATCAGTCTTTAATTTATCACGACGTTGCTGGATTACAGTTTCTGAGATCTTTTCGTTTCTAGCCAAACGATTAGTGTCTGGTTCTTTTAGATATTCATTGCCAGGATAAAACCCAGTCGGATCAGAGAAACCAACCTGAGCATTATATTTTTTCTCTGGGATACCACCCAATGTACCGAACACTACTGGTTCTTGACAATTTTCACCATCTCGGAAGAATCCTACTACCCAAGTTCCTTCTACTGGTCCCATGGGAGTTTGACCAATACCATTCATCGCGGCATTGGTTATAGGTGTAATAGGAAAGGCCCAAGGCAATTCTTTTGTCGGTATCTTATTCTTATTTTCTGTATGAAGACCTAGAATTCTAACTCGCAATCTACCAAGTTTAAGTGGATCAACTCTATCTTCGACAACCCCTTGAAACCAAACGAAACGATCAAAACCCAAAAAGCCATTTGTATTCGCCATTATTTACTAACCTTCTGTTTAAGAGAATCTCTTGCACATTCTAATGTAATTTTGTAATCATTCTTAGAAAATGTATGACGTATAGCAGTTATTAAATAATTTCCAGAATAATACTTATCAAAGCTTTTTTCTCCGTCTGGTTCAGGCGAAGGCAATTCGAAATTAATAATGTCACCAGATTCTAAGATACCGTCACCAGGAAGAACAATTCTAATTTTATAGTTATTAAGAGATTGAATCCGATTCATTCTACTTAAAGAAACTTTATCGAGACCGTTAGGACTTTCTTTTGTTCCGATACTAGTCATTACTCTTCTCGATTCTTCGTAGTCGGTGAAGCGGTTTTGTTTACGATCTGGATTTCCTACGAATAATTTTTCTGCTGCCAAATGGTTAAATTTACCAAATTCATTTTCATAATTGAATTTGGTAACAGCCCATTCTTTTTTTGTTATGTCGTGAGTTATCATCTGACTATTAAATAAACCATTTTGATTATTTTTCATAACATCGAATGAATTGATTACTTCATAATTCATTGCATTAGAAAAAATCATGTCGTAAGGTCCGTCTGGAGAAGAATTGTGTCCTGACAAATTAAGATTAGAAGGACGGAAAAATATTGTTTTTCTTTCTCCATATGCCAAAAGATCGTCGAGAGAAAGAAACCAAAACTTAGAAGTCACATCTTCATTATACTTACTCTTGATATATCCTTTTCTGTCTGAATCAGTTTGACCGTCATTATATAATGTTTGAAAAAAGAAGAAAGTAGAAGTATTATATTTGGATGAAACACTTCTCGCGGCAAGCCAATTTATTGCCATTAAAGGATTCCATTTAGGTATTATTATCTGATGGGTACCGATTGTTTCTTCTAACTCATAACTATCTGGTGAGCCAAAATTTTCGAATATATTCTCGATAATATCTCGATATGTTTTATCTTTATAGGATTGGCATATTACAATATTTCTATCCATCACACCTTCCTGCGAAATGAAATGAATTTCGTAATTTTGAGCACGATCATTAATCAAAGTTTTGTTTTTTATATCGGTTACTCGCCCTAGAAATTTCACATTATTATCTTGTTCATCTTTGCCCCATTTACCGTCTACATATAACTTAAAAGTAGGTAGTCCAAGTTCTATATAAATTATTTCATTTCCCATAATCGGGAGACTATTCTGACCAGAAATTAAATTGTTGGCATCAGTTACTGTTACGAAACCAGTAATTACAGGAAAATATATTGATTCGAATATGTCTATCTGTGTGAAAACATTAGAAAAATCCACACTCTGAGCAGTTTCTTCAGAAATTACTATAAGACTTTTTATCGAATAAGTTCCTGGTTGAATTTTTTTATTTGGCATGTTTTATTTAATCAGATTTTTGAAATTTTCGAGAAAGGCAGAAAGTGCTTGTTCTTGTATAACTAATATATTTCTTTTGTCTTCGTTTAGTTTTATTTCATAATCATACATTGATATTGTTTTTTTCATAAGAATACCATTGTCATATTGCGAAGTTATATTATACTTAGATTCGGGAACTTCATAAAAAAATGTTTTGTCTTTAGTAGAATCTGTAGAATATAATGAAGAATCAGGTCTGATGTAATATTTAAATTGAACTGCGGCGGTGGCTATAGAACCATATTTTTCTGTGATATATTGTTGAAGAATTCTATTAGAAATAGGAAAATCAAAAAATCTATCGAATCTATTATTAATCAACATAATAGCCCAATAATAATTCACCGTCCCGTACAACTTCTCAGAAACGTCTTCGATGCTTTCGTCTTCTTTCATTGTGTAAGTATAAAACACATTCTTGTCATCTATAAGATTTTCTCTTCTTACTACTCTAGAAGTTATGTTCCTAAGAATTAAATAATTATTAGGATTTATAAAATCAGGATATCTTACTGAATTAAATTGATTAAAATATGGCATGGTTATGTGTTAATCGGATCTGTAACTTCAACCTTAGTTTCAATAGATTGTTGAATTTTATTGATAATTTCTTTGGTTAGAATTTGTTTCTCTTGGAACTTCAAAGTAAGATCAATATCCACCGGGGCAAATGTG